AATTGAGGGAATGACAGCAGGGGTGATGAAGTCCCTTGATGGCATGGCAAAGTCTACAGAGATGAGTCTTGCTGATGCTGACAAGCAGCTTGTGGCTTTGGGCATTACAAGCAAAGAAACTGGTGACAGCTTCAATAAGAATCTAGGTGAAGGAAGCATCAAGAAGGCTTCGCTTGAACTAAGCTTCATGAAGAAAGAGTTTAAGGAAATCACCACTCTTGGTGCAATGCTTTCAAAGAACCTCAAGCCCTTCCTTCAAGGCAAGGGAATAGATATCACCTTTGGATTGTCTGACCTTCAGCTTGATCTTTCAAAGGTTGAGGATCAGCTCGCCAAGGCAACGGATGAGAACGAGAAGAAGCGTCTTGAAGGTTTAAAGACTGAGCTGACAGCAAGGATTGAGAACTCAAAGAAGGGCGCTGAGATCATCAACGGTGCTTTGATGAGTGGCCTTTCCGCTTTCACTGGTGGTTTAACTAAAGGTGGCCTTGAGGGTGCGCAATCCGCTGTGGTAGGTATTGCAAAGGCTGCTGGTGATGTGGTTGGAACCATGTTTGCTGGCCTTCCACTCGGTGATGTTATTGGCCCCTTCATTGAGCTTGCTGTTCAAGGTGCTGACAAGGTGAAAGAATCTTTCACATCATTCTTTAAAGAACTACCAAACGTATTAGTGAGTTTATATGAGGGACTTCAGGCAATACCTATTGCGCTGATTCAGTCTGTACCAGTATTCATTCAAAGTTTAATCAATAGCATACCACGACTGCTTCAAGCGGCTCTTTCACAGGGGCCAATGCTGCTTCAGGCGGTTTTAGAAGCTATCCCTCAAGTCATAACTGCGCTGGTCGAGCTTTTACCTGAAGTGTTGATCTCGTTTTTAGATAGTATTCCCACCATTGTTGAGGGGTTCATCTTCTCAATCATTGATCAAATACCGATCTTGATTGAGTCACTGATCACAGCTATTCCAAGACTGACCCAAAATTTAGTTGCACAAATTCCCCTTGTGGTAGCTCGGATTATTTCAGCGATTCCACGCATAGCAATCAGCATGATCACTGAACTTGTGAAGCTCTTTCCCATGATGGTGACTATGCTTGTGAACAACCTCATTGAGCAAACACCAAAACTCATAGTTGAAATTGTAAAGAGCATGGGTGACGCGATTGTGAAAATTCTTTCTGACTTCTTTGGTGGCATTGGAAGTGAAGAAGGTCTCATGGGGACTGGACTCTTCTCAAGTGAAGGATTGCTAGGCATCAAGGGCATACCGTTCTTGCAAGAAGGTGGGATGGTAAGGGGCAAGGGGTCACAACATGGGCTTGCTGCTGTTCAACCAGGTGAGTTTGTAGTTGATCGCTCTGACACTTCTCGCCTTGTAGACTTCTTGAATCAGAATGACAGAGTGGGTGGACTTGACCAAGTGATTCAACGTCTTGAAGAGGGTGGTGTTGCTGGTGGTGGTGTTATTCAAGTGAATGTTATGGTTGGGGAAGAGCAGCTTGCTCAAACTCTAGTGAACTTAAACAAGCAAGGATTTAGGACTGCATAATGTCATTCAAGTGGATGGACCAAGACTTCACGGACCCTGAAATTGTTTCAAACTTCTCAGCAAGCAGCGAACAGACAGCGTTTCCAGCAACAAACCTTCAGACTGAAAGAAGATCAAAGGTCTGGCGCTCCAACGGTTACTTCGTTCTTGCAAGTGATGTCACACTAGACTTTGAAGAGACTGCAAGCAGCGCACTCAGGGCCACCATCCCTGCTGGCACCTACTCATCAAGAGCGTCTCTTCATGCTGCAATTAAGACAGCAATGGACGGAGCAGCAGGATCAAACTCAACCTATACAGTCACCACTGATGCTGCCACTCAGAAAATGAAGATCACAAGTGACGGTGTGGGTGGGGGTGGTATCTTCAACCTTCTGTGGACAGCCTCAAGTGCTGCTGCTGATGCCTTTGGGTGGGATTCGTCGGCTGATGACACTGGTGCGCTTTCCTATCTTAGTGATGAGATCAAGTTTGCTGACCCTAGTGAGTGGGTGCTTTGGGACTTTGGGATTCAGACTGACTGTAATGCTTTCATCATGATTGGACTTAGAAACGAAGGCTTGAAAATCTCACCAAGGGCAACGATCAAGCTCCAAGCCAACGAGACAAGCAACTTCTCAAGCCCTTCCTTTGAGACAACGCTCACTTATGATGATTTTGTCATATCTAAGTTTGAAGCAACTGATGGTGCTGGCATCGCTGGTGCTGAGTATCGCTATTGGAGATTAGAGATTGCTGACAATGACAACGCCAATGGTCACATTGAGCTTGGTGCCTTGTTTCTTGGTGACTACTATGAAACGTCACAAGGGAAGGCTGAGTTTGGCGCAAAGTTTGACCCTGAAGACAGATCAAAGAACGTCTTTTCAGAAGGTGGTCAGACCTTTGGAGATCAAAGACCAAAGAGTGAGCTTTTCACTGTGAATTATAAGTTTTTAAGTGTGACAGAAAGAAACTACTTCTTGAATATGTTTGAAGACTTTGGTGTGACCAAGCCTTTCTTTCTGGTGATGGATCCTGATGTGGTCTACCTTCCAAGCTTAAATGATTCAATCAGGTATGTGAAATTCAAGGCTGCTCCTAAATTCACTTTGGCAAAACCCGGATTATTCAACATGAGTATTTCACTAAGGGAAGAACTATGAGCTGGGAAGTGTACGGAAGAGACTATTCAACTGCTGAAGCTACTGGCAAGACTATTATTCAGCCCATAGACATGGGCAGAGATGTGATTGTGAAAGCCTTTAGGACTTGGATCATTGTTGTGGGTGACCCCACCTTCACTGAAGTTTCAATGCGTATTTACTCACACAACAGTGCCGATGGTTCAGCAGGGAAACTTCTCCACACATCAAGCAACACCATTGCCAAGGCTTCGCTTCTTGAGGTTGAAAACCACGCCGTGAAAGAGTGCTACTTTGAGTTTCTTTCTGGTGCAAACCAAGACGGGATTGCCCTCCGTGGTGGTGTTGACTACAATCTCAATCTAAACTTTGTGGGTGCTAGTGGGTGGTCAAGCACTTCTCATTGTGCTTGGAGAAAGGCGTGGCCTGACCCTGTTTATAGTGCTGCAAGTGTTGGGTACAATGATCTTCTTGTGGCCCCTTATATGATAACGAGCGTGATTGCTTCAACGGACATTTAGATGGCTTACGCTGACAAGGTAGACAATGAAAACATTGAATCAAATTATTTGATCGTGCTTTCCCCAAGAAGGAAAGTGTCATCATGGATTCTTGATTCAGGTTCAACATACACAGCAAGCTATACACTTGGTCATGTTTCTGGTGCTAGTGTTGATGGTGTTGCACTCACTGAAGCATCATCATCTGCCCTTACTTCTGGGCAGTTCTTTTTTGATTTTGAGACTGAAACTGTCTATGTCAGACTTTCTGATGATTCTGACCCTAACAATGCCTTCGTTGTTCTTACTTATGAGCTATACATTGGAACCTTTGATGCCTCTGTGGGAAGGATACCAACAGATCAAAATAGTCGTGCAGTTTACTTTGAGCCTCTTGTCACTAAGTCGCCAAGCCTAAAGCAAAGCGCAAAAGACGTTCTCTATGGGTATCTTCCTGTTCAAACCTTTAGTTTCAGCGCATCAAACCAAACACACTTCTTCAATGAGCATATCTCTGACTCTTCATTCAACCAAGCTGAAATCAAGGTGTATCACTGGCTTGATACTCCGCTTGTATACACCAACATTAAAAAAGTGCTTTCTGGCCTTATTGGTGGGATCAACTACACTGACAAGCAAGTATCAATCACGGGCTTTGATAGAGTGGACATTCTTGATAGGGAGTTTAGAACTGACGCCAGTGTTGCTGGAAGCTTCTACTCAACCACAGACTTTCCAAACGTGAACCCTGCAAGCATTGGAAAGCCCATTTCATATATTTATGGAAGAGTTGGTGGATTTATGCCTGTCAACGTGGACTTTGTGAGTGAGAACCCCACAACCTCAGACAATCGTGACTGGGTTGTGTGTGGTGAGGTTAGTGGAATAGCAGCACTTACAAGAACGGTGCCAGCAAGTCCTTCTTCAACCACAACTAGAACCTACCTTGATGATGCCACAGGTTATGTGGTGGGTGATGGTGTGTGGATTGATAAGGTTACTGATGAGTATAGGATTATTACTAATGTGGACTATGACAATAACTACATTGAACACTCAGCCCTTTCCAGTGGTGCAGCAACGAGTGGTCACACCGTCAAGCGTGGTTTTGTCTCAAGGATAGACATTGAGCATGAGGGGGTGGTTTATACTGCTTATTACAATAGGGATTACACCATCAATCTTGACTACAACAGTAAGGGAGTTTCAGGCTTCTCTTTTAAGACATCACTTGAATCAAACCTTGGGATGCCAAGCAACCTTTCTTCTTATTCAAGGGTGAGTGCTATTGTTTACGGAAAGCAGAATGATGTCACCCTTGGTGGCTCTGCCTTTGGGAGCGATTCAACCAAGACTGACTCACTCACTGACCCTGCTGTTATACTCTTTGACCTACTAAAGAGCAGAGCAGGACTAGCAGAATCAGAACTGGGCATAACAAGCTTTCAGACCTTCCAAGGTCTATCCAATGGTGAGGTGGGCTTCTCAATCCCAAAGGATAGTTTTGGAACCTTTCCAAAGATCAAAGACATAGTTGTGGACCTTCTCAAGTCCACCATTTCAAACACATATATTGATGATGATGGGCTTCTTTCTGTCACCAAGCTTGGTGTTCTTCCTGTATCGCCTGACAAGACCATTGATGACACTGAGATTCTTGATGAGTCCTTCAAATACACCTTCGATTATAAAGACGTGGTGAGTGATGTGCTTGTGACATATAATCGAAGGGCATCAGACCTAAAGGTTGACCCTAATGGTGGTGAGGTGTTTGATACCTCTTCAGCTCAAAACAACACAGCAAAGTATCTCCACTCCAAAGATTCAACCATGACCCATGACAGTCTTCTCTTGTTTTTATCTGACGCTGCAACACTGGCTCAACAGATAGCAGACATAATGGGGGAGCGCAGGGGTCTTATATCTTTCGATGCTAAAAACAGGTTTCTTGATCTTGAGGTGAACCAAAGCATTGATGTATCAAGGACAAGGATGCCAAGCTTTGCCTTTGATAAGCTCACTGAACGCACCAAGTCAATGCGAGTGGTGAGCGTCACCAAGGGTCTTGATAAGGTTGTGATTGAGTGTGATGATCAGAAGGGCATAGAAGACAATTCAGGGGATTTTTAAGGGGGAAGCATGAGTGTAAGAAAGTATAACTTTGTGACAGGGGTGGAAACGTCAACCTTTCCAACGGCTGAAAATGCCACAGGTGACGCTGATATTGCTCCATTTAGTCAGCTAAACACACTCTTCTCAACCGCTGGTGGCACAGTGAACTATCTTGCCAGCGATGATTCCGCTTTCAACTCTTCCATTGGAAACTGGGTGGCCTATGCTGACGCTGCTGCTGCTTCTCCTGTCAATGGGGTTGATGGCGCACCCACTACCACAGTCACCCAAACCACAGTCACCCCTTTGCGTGGGAGTGGTTCAGGTCTTATCACCAAGCCAGCAAGTAATGTTCAAGGTGAAGGTGCCAGTGTTGACTTCACCATTGACCTTGCCGATAGGGGCAAGGAGATAACAGTTACTTTTGATTATGAGATGAGTGCAAACCTTGTGGTGGGTGAATCTTCTGACTATCGTGTTTTCATTTATAACAAAGATTCAGCAAGCCTAATCACTCCCAACTTCAATTACTTTCAAACCGCCAAAGGTGTCTTCACCTGTAAGTTCATAAGTGACGCAAACGATGCTGACTATAGGCTTATCATTCACTGTGCGACAACCAATGCCTCTTCTGGAACAGTTGAGTTTGACAATGCCACCATTGGACCAAACTCAAAGGTGCAAGGTGCTTTTATTAGTGACTGGTATGACGGTGCTCTGTCTGTTTGTAGCTGGAACGCAAACGAGACAGTCAGCTCAAAATGGAGGCGTGTTGGTAGCCACATTCAGGTTCAAGCAAAGGTGTCTCAGTCCGGTGCGCCAAACTCAGCAGCTCTTTACTTTAAATTGGGAACTCAGTTTGCGATTGATTTCGGTAAGCTGTTAAAAAATTCTGGAAACAACCTGACATCAGTTGGTCATGGTCTCTTTGAAGATGATACACCTAGAGAACACTATCAGCTTTCGGTTGATGTGGACCATGACAACTCACAACTACAAGTGAGGACGTACAGGGCTGACGTTAGTGATACTAAACTTCAAGACGTAACTGAAACAAACCCTGTCACAGTTGGCAGCGGTGACAGTGTTACCATTTGGGTTGAGCTTCCTATCGTTGGTTGGGACGCAACGCAAGCCCTGACAAATAATTCTATCTATAGAATGTCAAACATCTTAGTCAACGGAACACAGCTCACTGGTGGAACTGCTGCTGCTTCTCTTGGTGAGTATAGGACTTTTATTAAGAACTCCTCTAGTGATGCTGGCGCGGTTGACACAAGTGCCGCTTCTGTCTCAACCGCTGACGGTATGCTGATTCATAGTGACAACTACGCCACGGCTGGAACGGCTGGACAACCTAACAGGTGGGAGATCTTTGTTGGAAAAAATAAGGCAGTAAGGCTTGAGTTTTATAAGGACACTGGGAAGGCAAACGCCCTTGACCCACAAATGCAGATGTCAAACACAGACACCTATGTGGTTGGCACAAGACATTCATACGACTCAACCTCTGGGATTCTTTACGTTGACACTATGTCTCAGGATAGTGACTGCACAAATAGATCCTGTGGAACCTACTTGACTGGTGCGAGTGGTTTTCAGGTTGGAACTGACGCCTACTTTGACGTAATAGTCACAGACCCCGTTGCCACCTTTGCCAGTGAGAACAATCCTGATTCTGAAGTGTATGTCTATGCTGGCAATGGTCACGGATCAACAAACAACAAGATAAGAAGGTTTACATCAAGCTCAACCACTGGGAGCGCAATTAGTTACACTGATAGCTCAGCTAATGGTGGAAGCTTTACCATTGAAGAAAATGGTATGTATTCGATTTCATATAGGGACAACAAGACAACGGCTGGTGCCTTCAGTTTTGGCTTAAGTTTGAACAGCTCACAACTAACAACAAGTATTGAGTCAATCACCGATGCTGACAGACTACAGGCATCACAAGGTGATCAGATTGCAACATCTTGCTCAGTCACAAAGAGGCTTTCAATCGGTGACGTTATAAGAGCGCATACTGATGGCGCAGCGGACGCAACTGGCTCCAATGCTACCATAGTAAGAATCACAAAGATTGCAGACTAAGGGGGAATGATGAAAGCACTTGTTTACCATGAGAACGAAGATGAGCAGATGATTGTTGAGATGCGTGGTCCTAATTGGAGGTGGCATGCTGGGGAAGTGATATGGGATGAGCGTCTTCATGGGCCCTTGCCCTTAGACCTTTCTGAGCTTGGTGGATACTCAAGAGCTGAAGCTCCCCATCCCAACAACCCCTTGGTGACTGTTTATTCGCTAGAAGTGGATGAGGTAAAGCGTGACGCACAGGTGAGCAAGAAGGCACAAGAAGCCATTGATGCTCAAGGCAAAGCACAAGAGAAGCTTCAAAGGAAAGCCCTGATTGACGGGATTAATAGCGCAAACACGATTCAAGACTTGAAGGAAGTGGTGAAAGCCCTTATAGTTGAATCACGACTCTAGGGGGCCAGTCCTTTCTTTTCGTGACTCCTAACACGCATTGACTTATTCACCTACACTGGCCCCCACTTATGAACCAAGTCCCAACTAAAATCATAATTCATTGCAGCGCAACAAAGAATTTCATGCACGTCCCTGCCAAGACTATAAAGAAGTGGCACATGGACAAGGGGTGGTCTGACATCGGTTATCACATAGTGATTCAACCCGATGGTGAAGTTGAACTAGGAAGGCCCCTGAACGTAATAGGAGCGCACACACGGGGTTTTAACAGGGATTCTATAGGAATATGTATGGTGGGCAACGATCGCTTCTCTAAAGCCGCTTTTAGGGCTTTAAGGGAATACATATACGGGTTGCAGATGACCTATGACATTCCGTATCACAAAGTATTCTGTCACTATGAATTCACCAAGCACAAGACTTGCCCCAATATGCGAGCGGCTGACCTTGTAGCTTGGCTGATCTATGACAACGATGACTCAATTCTTGAATACATAGGTAAGTCACCATACACTTGAAACTGGTTGAGCGTTCAACTAGGCTGATGGTGCTACGGAAGGCTAAGTCAGCCGACTATCAACCAAGGAGAAAAATAATGGAACAAAAAGGCGTAAAAGAACTGACTGAAGTGATTGAATTGATTGAGGCACTAGCACTCAAGATCATTCCAGCCGTTGCCGATGGTGTTCAGCTTCATGACATTCAGGTGTTACTAGATCAAGACCTATTGGACAAGGCAAAGAAGGCTCTTGAAGGACTCACTGAGATTGATGATGAGATCAAAGACCTTTCATGGGCTGAAGGAGCTGCTCTTTCACCGCGTCTTTTCTTGATGGTGCAGGGTGTTGTTGCCAAGCTACCTAAGAAAGCCGAAGAGTGATTCAAGATATAGTCGTGGCAGTCAAGGTGGTCTTTCAGGTCATCTTGGTTGCCTTTGGGACTTTCAAGAAGTCTCCCAAACAAAAGAGAAGAGAAGCACTTGGTGAACTATCGCGCGCACTCAAGAAGTATGACTCTGGTGATACTTCTGACCTTGAAGACTTTATCAATAAGCGGATGTGATAAGGGCTTAGATGTTAAGCTGTATCGTCTTGACTCTGACAGGGGTGGTCTTGTGCGTTCACAGGATGATGAGTTTTATTCTTGCTCAGATCAAAGCGTTGATGGGTACGTTTGCATCTCAAAAGAAGACTTTACTACCTTAGTCAATTCTTGCTTGGAAGAATCAGGCGTTCCCAAGGAGTCACGCACTTCAATAGTTGATTTAATTCAGTGACTTTCCTGTGATAACCTAAAGAGGTTGATTTCACGGGGGTTTCTTTGTCTGATGGTCTTGCTGCACTTGAAGAGTTGACTCATCGCCTTGATAGGCGTGACAGGCTGATTGTCTCTATCTTAAAAGCACAACACGTTTTCATTCGTGGTGAATCCTACGCCAAGGCGTTTGATCTATTCCTTGAGACTCTTCTGGACTTCACTGGCAGCGAGTACGGATTCATTGGTGAGATAAGAACAGACAAAGTAAATCCCTATCTCAAGACCTTTGCAATCACAAACATTGCCTGGAATAAAGAGACTAGGCAGTTCTACGAAGACAACGCACCTGATGGGCTTGAGTTCCACAAACTATCATCACTCTTTGGTAGAACTGTGCAAACAGGTGAAGTGGTCATTGCCAATGATCCCAAAAATCATCCCTATGCTGCTGGTATTCCTGAAGGCCACCCACCATTGAAGGCTTATCTTGGTATGCCCCTAGTCTTTGAAGAAAAGATGATCGGAATGTTTGGCATTGCCAACAGAGAGGGTGGTTATTCTCAATCACTAGCTGATGAGCTTCTCCCATTGTGTGAAAGTATCTCCAACTTCATCTTTGGATACCAGTATTCAAGAGGTTATCAATGAGCGATTGGGGTGAGTGGGGAAAGCACGTTCTTGCTGAATTAAAGCGCAACGATCAAAACATTGAGAAGCTTGACGAGAAGATTGACTTGATGGTTCAGAAACTAGTATTGCTTGAGCGTGAGGTTGCTGTGTTTAAGACCAAGATAGGGGCAATCGGCACCGTGGCATCAATGATTGTGATAGGGCTTGTTGAGCTGTTTAGAATGTTCAAAGAATGAAAGAAACTGAAATTCAAAACTCAATCCTTCAGTATCTAAGCAGAAGGACTGACGTGTGGTGCTGGCGCAATAACAACACACCAACGTATGACCCTATAAGAAAGTGCTTCAGGAAAATGCCAAAGTGGACACCCAAGGGAGTGCCTGACATTGTCGGTATTCACCACACTGGCAGGGCTGTCTTCATGGAAGTGAAGACAAAGACGGGCAAGATAAGTAAAGATCAAGCTGCCTTCTTAGAGAAGGCCAAAGCCCTTGGTGCAATCGCTGGCGTGGTGAGAAGTGTTGAAGATGCTGCTGACTTACTCGCCTTAGCTTGTCTTTTACCTATCATTTAAAAAGTCCCCAACTCATAATTAACCTGATCGTGATCGTGACCGTGACAGTGACCATGACAGTGAACTTGGATTTGAGCCTAACCATGATCGCGACCCTGACCATGACCATAATCGTGATAGTGATCGTGACCGTGACAGTGAC